AAGAAATTTTCCACAGACTGAAGCATGCCTTCAAAATAACCAACCTCTTGTGCCGCCGCCGCTTTGGCAGCTTGTTCAGCCTGTCCGCGAGCAGTCGCCTCCCCCTGAGCATCGGAGGAGTTATCTGCAACACCAGAGGTTTGCTGACCTTCGGTATTATTACCGCCGGGATTGCCGCCGGGTCCTACGCCATCGGCACTCGTACCGGGGCTGCCGGGGTCGCCTGTACCACCGCCTGAACCTCCGCGACCGCCGCGACCGTTACCGGGGCTGCCGCCGGGTCCGGGTCCACCGCCTGAACCTCCGCGAGCCATTAGAACTTACCGCCAATTTTAGGCATTACAATACTCCTATAAAACGTTGGGGCCGTGAAATAGGACTGAACTGCTTAAGAGCACCACACTGCTTTTTCTTAACGACCTTTGAACGTAGTTTACTTTTACTAGAGCTTTTTGCAATAGCCACTTTAGTAACCCATGTGGGTCGTGCCTTGGATCGCGGCACCCGTGCCACGGGTCTTCATTCTACGCGGCGTGTTAGCAAAATCAGTCAACCCACCAGCCACAGGGGCAGGTGCTGTCTTACCATAAGGGATTCGACCTTGGCCTTTAATATCGGCATACGGTACAGCCTTCGGTGGATTGCTAGGAGCAGACCCATTTACTTTCACTGTTCGATTCTTCATTATTAATTGTCCCGGTTAGTTTGTTTTAGTATCTCTCTTTCCATAGCGGACTGGATACGAGCCTGTGTCTGCCTTTCTTGTGCCGCAATACGCTCATCAAATTGCTCCGACCGCATCGCTTGATTTTGCTGATCCAACTGTAACTTGGCTTGATTAATCTGATTGTCCGCTTGGTTATCCTGAGACTTAACCTCAATCTCCTTTTCCTTCAACTGAACCAATGGATCAGGGGCACCCGCACCAGACAACTCGCCCGATATCTCCTTCACTTTCTTCAGCCCTTCCGCAATGAGTTGAGCCGTCATGCGCTCTACTTCTAGCATCTGCTCGTCATCCGCAGGCGAACCACCGTTTTGCTGAACTTGCTGTAAGTAAGAAATAGCAGCCTGTTCCCGTGCTGCAATCTGAACGTGCTCCATAATATGCTTCTGAACCGTCATCGCTACAGGCGGCAAACTGCCAACAATAGGACTCGTTCCAAAAATTAAATGAGCTTGGATGTGCGACTGATGATCTTGACCCTCAAATGCCTTTAATGGCAACATGTCCAGAGCATTGATGTTCTCTTGTGCCGGATCAATAGGTGCAGGCTCCTCCGTAGGGACAGCCTTCATAATCCGATCTACGTCCGTAACCCCCAACGCCGCGTACATATCCGCATAAACCGCATGCATATTATGTATCTCAGGTGCTTGGGCCGCGAGCTGCATTTTAGTCTGAGCCAGCATGATCCGCTGCGCCTGACTGAAAACATTCGGATTACTGACAGGGATAACGTCTACGCGATCATCAAAATCCTCCCGCATAATACTCTCGTCACCACCCGGAACAGAATAAGGATACTCCTGCGGCAAACTCTCAGACATTACCCGAGCTAAAATCTTAAATTCTTGACGCATAGCATAATGCATGCGCTTATGGACGGCACTCATGACCCGACCACCCTGCTCCATCATAGCCATCGTAGTACCAACGGCCGCTTGGTCATTACCCGCACCAACCTTAAGATCCGTGATCGTTGCGAAACGTTGCGCCGCATCCACTACAAATCCCAAAAGCTGAAACAAGGTTGGATCCGGACCCTTAAAAGGTAACGGCATCAAACTGTCGCGAATAGCACCGCCGGGCGCGTCAACATCTCGGAACTCACCGGGCTGTAAAGGTTCATCGTCATCCCTGATCCGTAGACCACGGGCCTTGAAACCCGCCGGAAGATTAGATAGCGTACCAGCATCAATCAACTGCCGTAGCGCAGACGTCGCGGTCCGCGACAATCCGCCAATAGTGTGTATCAAACCTAGACCGTAGAAGCCGAATCCGGGTAGGAACTTGTAATGTGTGAAATAATTTATCTTCTTGCGGAACTCGTCCTCTTCAGGATAATTCCTACGAATAGACAGAATCTGACCATTGTCTTCTGAAATAGTAACAATATAGGGGATCTTAATGCCCGTAGGCTCGTCGTCTTCGTCAATATCCTCATAACCCTCTAAGTCAAGATCAACGTGACACTCCAAAACAGTACAGTCATAATCAATCTGATTAGGGTCTACACCCTCAATTCTATCCATTTCACCCGATAATGACGTAATCTCCCGTTGAGACGGTATTACATCAACGTCTAGGTAGACACCCGCTACTTGTCTCTTACGAAGATCGTTTAACGACATCCGTACCACTTGGGTAATGTTGGGGCACGACGCTAAATCAGCCGTCTCATACGGCACAACAAGATTCTCCGCAGGTACAAACTTAGATACCGCCCGACCTAACGTCTCGTCATAATATGTTTTCTTAAAGGTAGAACCCGCCAAAGGCAAGAAGAACAACATCTGATCCATGTCAGGCGTGTATTCTTCCATTACATTCGTGATGTAATAGTTCATGAATTTTTGGACGCGCTGCGATTGCTGAACTTTAGCGCCAGTTTCCTTACCCATTACTACAGTACGAACAGGGCCAGAAGGAGGCAATAACTCGTTAAAGGCCTGCGCTTGAAATTGTGTGGCTGCTTCAGCCATCAAAGGATGCGTTACACCCGAGGCTCCACGGAAAGGCTGGGTGCGCTCTTCATAATGAAACCCTAATAAATCTAAACCGTCCGAATAAGCTTCTTCCCAATCTTGACGACTGGCCTTGTTAGCATCAAACTCCTCTAGAAGCTCCGACGAAATGCGTTGCAACTCCCTCTCAGGCATCTCTTCAGCAAGGTTGGCATCAAATGCTTCATTCTCGCCCCGCTGATCGCTGGGGTCAAAATCTATAAGAACACCACCGTCATCCTCAGAGGTGATCTCAATCCCCTCTAGGTCGTCCGCGTGTATCATGGCCATAACATCGTTCTGAGAGTCAGGTAATTCCAACTCTATTTCCGCCGTTAAGTCATCAATGTTTAATTGTGATGGGATATTTCTATCCATCAATCCCGCATTTGTTGTTCCGTTAGCCATGGAGATTCCTATTGGTCCAGTTTTCTACCTAGAATTGTGCTTAACTGCGCAAAGATACGCTTATCCACTTGTTCGGTCAATTCCATCGGGCTACCCTGCATCCCAGCAAGCTTAAACATAGAAGTGCCAACGGCACTCAGCCTTCTCTGAGCAGGGGAAGATGCAACACTAGACGCAGCACCCCGCCCTACCGTAGCCATACCCGTCTGAGGCTTATTTAGGCTGGAACTAATAATCGATCCAACACCCTGCTCCACATAATCCATCTCCGGAACAAAATCCTGCTCTACCGATTGGTACGGGTCTTCTTCGTAATCGTCGTCTAAGTACCCGTCTAAATTGACACTCGCACCACCGTCCTCGAAATACGAGACAAATCCACCAGCACCCAAATTAACCGCAGTGCTGTTCATTTCTTGGTTCTACCCTTCTTGCTAAAAGCAGGGGACGTTCCTTTCTTCTTGCCGCCGGGAAGAGACCTCACCGCATCAATAGCCGCTTTACCCAAGGTCAATGCTGTACCCGAGATGCCAACACCCTTAAGACTCTTTCCAATCATTCGAGCAGCCTTGTCCGACACTATTGGTCGCTTCGCTTGCTTCGTAGGCTTGGCCTTAAGATTCTTCTTCGCATCCATACTCTGCATCGGCTTCGCTAAACGGTCCGTGGATAAAGAGTGTGCTACCGGCTTGGTTCTAACCGCCATGGGCTGGGGGCCTTTGGGGGGAGAAGGGCGCTTTGTCCGAACAGCCATAGGTTTTGTTTTTTTCCCTTTAGCCGCAGAATTCATGGCTGCTGCCCCTCTTTCCCCTGCAATCATACTAGAACGGGGCGATGTTTTTTTCCCTTTAGCCGCAGAGTTCATAGCTGCTGCCCCTCTTTCCCCTGCAATCATACTAGAACGGGGCGATGTTTTTTTTAACATTGTAATATCCTGTAATTAATCCGAAGGCATCGTTAATAATACACTCGCACTTTAGCAGAGTTTTCGTCGTCTTCCCAGTCATCTGTAGGCAACTGCACAAAATTCCCCTGACGATACCGCATA